CTTTTGTGTGAACGCATCAGAATATAATCCTTCGGGGTCGTGTAACTTTAGCCGTCTCGATAACGCGAAGCTCGTACTCAGGGGTGTCGAAGCCGTGAATAGACCTCACGCCTATGTGTATGCCGTCAACTATAATGTACTCAGGATCAAGGATGGTTTAGCTGGAATTTTATTCGGTAATTAATGTATATGGCGACACAAGCGGAAGGCATTCTTGTCACGGCTGGCCAGATTTATGTGAATAGCCTTGATGCCGCACCCAGAGAGACTGATGTTATTTCGGGGGTTGCGAGTATCGACGCCGGTGAAATTACAGCAGATGAGATTACGGTTTCGAATCTTAATTTGTCCGGTGAGTTAGTGGCGACGGGTGATACTCGGTTCACGGGACTCACCACACTCAACCGCGTGACGGTGACACAGTTTGGTGTCGATGTACCATCTAGTCAACTCTTCAATAATTTTCAAGTTGGTGTCAACGACTTTTCAATCGACACGTCACGCCAAGATCTTGTTATCGTGAATGGTAATGTTTTGGCGACGAATGTATTCGTGTCGGACACACTCAAAACAAGTTCTGGCACATTTTTAATCGACCAAAACGCATCCAATGTTTTGAAAATTTCTGGAAATACATTTTCTTCCAATTTGAATGTCGGAACACAACTCATCGTAGGATCTGAAGTCACGGCCGGTACGGACTCTAACGTCGCAGTATTCAAAAATGGTAATGTTGTCGTACAGGATGGTTTCCTTAGGATTATCGGTGATGTCGACATCACCGGTAACCTGGCCATCACGGAGATTCCTGATTATACGAGTGTGAACAATCTCGTCGTTTCAAACGCTGTCATCCAGATGGGTACGGGAAATAACGGGACGTACGATACGGCGGTACTCATGGTGGATGAACCGGGCGCCTCCAACATCTTCCTCGGATACACACAAAATGATGATACGTTTAAATTATCCAGGACTTTTGGTGGACCCACGACTGCAAATTTTACACTGGATTCGTCAAACACAACAAACCTTCATATCCTCGGTGAGTTTTATACACAAAATAACGCGGGTATCGCGAACAGTGCGCCTATGCATACACTCGCGGTGGGTTCCAATCTGTACATCGATGATACGGCGGGTACATCCAACATTCTTCATGCGAATGGGTATGGGTTCTTTGAAGGTTTACGAGTCGGTGACAGTGGCCTCACGGTCGGTGACCTCATTACTATGGACGCCGATGCCCCAATCCCCGTTATAGTGAACTCTGTCATACAAACCGACGGTCTCAGAACTACGGGTGCACTTCCCGCGGGTGTTGCAAACTCATCACCCACGGATACTCTGTCTATCGGTGATGTCGTATTCGTGAATGCCTTTAGTGGTAATGCTCTGACTGTCGTGGGAAATACAGTCACATCGCGCCTCATCACAGAGTCGATTCGTGTCCAAGACTTCATCGAAGTTGAAGGTGATTCGGGTATTACATCTGTAGCGAACGTCCTCATTCATGCGGACACTGATGGCCCTGATACGACATCGAATGCGGTCACGATCGTCGCAGGGCCTGTGGCGTCGAATACCTCACTCATTAACGTGTTTGGTGCTCGGTCTAACCCGGCACACCAACTCATCCAGTTCATGACGAAGAAAACTGAGCGCATGCGCATCTCTTCAGAAGGAAACGTCGGTATCGCGAATACCGCGCCAACAGATAAACTGACTGTCGGTGGTACGGTTCGTGTCATCGGGAGCAACGCGTTCACGATGGGATCTGGGACAAATTACATGAAAGCGTTTTCGGACGTGGGTGGAACTCAAACAAAGATTGAAAGTCGTGTGGGTACTGGAAAGGGTCTCAACTTTTATGCGAGTACGACGGATACGATGGGGGTTCCAAAAATGACCATTCTCGAGACGAGTAACGTGGGTATCGGAGTGACAAACCCTCAGGGTCGTCTTCACGTTTCGGGTGGAAGTGCGTTCATGAATACACCCATTTCAGATGGGTACAATCACCTGACCACACCCCTCGTCGTGACGAATACGAGTGGGATCACGGGTATTACGGATGCCAGACCTGTACTCGATTTGTCGCGAAACGCCACGGGAAGTAAAGCGGTGCGTGCGACGTTCAAATTGGGTAAGTACCAGTTTGGAGGAACCACATCGAAAACTAAACTCGACGTGTTTCTCTCGGATGCGAATTACGCAGATGAAGTTGATGTCATGACATTACAAGCTGATGGACGTGTGGGTATAGGCTCGACACAGCCATCTGCATTCCTCGAAGTCATCGCAGATGGGACAGGTAACCCAAGAACAAACGGTTTAATGGTACATAACATACACGGAACTGGCGACGGTGACGCGATCGTGGCGTCTCGAACGGATAATGAAGGGGGTAATGCGTTCACGTCTCATATCCAAACAGCAAATGGGAACTTCAGTAGTCGTCGTGGTTGGACGACTGGTGTGACTGGATCGACCGGTGACTATAGGATCACTTCCAACGTCGACGCCGTTTCCAACGTCGAGTCGACTGCGATATATATAAATGGCCTGTCACGGGATGTAGGTATAGGCACGGATGCTCCCCGTGGTAAACTGGAAGTGAACGGTAATGTCGTCATAGGTAACCAACTCACATTTGGTGGTGTGCTCAACGATGAATTCGGTAACTCATTTATGCGCGAGCGATTATATGATGCCGATGATGGTATATCCGAGGTTGTCTTCTTTAAAGGAACAGATTCGACTTCAGGTGCGGGTCCCGATCGAATTCGTTCGATAGCCGCCGAGCATTTGTTTCAAATCTATTCGACGAATACACCTATAACGGGAACACTCATAGAAGACGCGATAGAAAGTGGAACAAACCTGTCCCGATCCATACTTTTACGCAATGATGGTAAAATCATGATGGGTGACCCAAACCCCGATCGAGAAGCCATTTTAGAAGCGGGTACGACCCTGTTCGTAAACGGTGGTTTAGAGTTTGGTGCGACACAAAAAATTAAGTTTGGTAATCTCGATATTTTCACATCCGGTGGTCTCATCAACACGTTTGACAGTTTGGGTGGGTCCCCCATCGTGTTTAAACAAAACGACACTGAGTATCTTCGCTTCACATCCGAGGGTCTCGTTGGGTTTGGTACAAACGCACCAAATGCGAATGTTCATATTTATTCCGGTGTCACGACAGACATAGATGTTCTCAAACTCGAAAGTCCTGGAACCAACACGAAGACGGGTATTCGTCTGAACACGAACGATGGGTACGGTGGGTACGTACGAGGATACACCGCCTCGGGAACGACCCATGGTATCGTCGTTGGTGGCATGAACAATGGAGCTGAGGCGGATGGTCTATATGTGTCTCACACGAGTAATGTTGGTGTAGGAACTTCGTCACCCGATGCACCTTTCCATGTGTACAACGGTGTCGCCCGTGTGGAGAGTACCACTTCCAGTAACGCCATCATCGAAATCAAAACATCCGGTGGTACTTCAAACGTCTTGGGGGACGTTTCTGGTAACGTGTACGTGAACCCGTCATCATTCGAAACGATCATCAACAGTAACCTCGAAGTCACTGGTGATCTCGCGATCGATGGTAAGATTGATCTCGGTAACCAGGTCGCCGTCGATCTTGGTGGTGCCACAGCGAATACCGCCCTTCATGTGGGTGGTGGGTTCATTTCGGGGTCTAATGAAGTGGCTTGTAAACGGTACTCGAAATCATTCAGTCGTATCGATAGTAAGAGTAAAGATATCCAATTACGATTTGGGAATGGATCTTTCTATGCAAAAATTGTCGCCATTTTACGACGACGCGATGGTGGTCCACCCGCACCTGTCCGTGATATGAGTACACTTGTTCTGGAAGTTCAGGGTGGCACACACGATGAGAGTACATCCGTTCTCGATGAAGTCATCGCCGTGGGGACGAAAAACCTTTTCGGTGGGGACACAGATTATCCTTGGAGTTCCGATGTAATTGTAGGTACGAAGGGGATAATTATCACACCCAGCGATCCTTCCGCTGATCGCAATTATTCGTATGATATTCATGTGGAACTCATCTCATCTAAAAATGGGAGATTATTGGGACTTTATACAGATAACGCAAATGGTGTAGATGATTTTACTGGTGAGATTCTCCAAACCTACACATACTAATTCTACTACGAGGGAAGACCCCGCGGTAGACATAGCACATTTATGCCTTCATGGTATCAGAGACGGCGAGCACGATGACGCCGACAATAAAAGCCATGATGACATAATTCAATTCAGTTTCTTCGCGACCGATCAGAGGCTTCACCTCTTCGGTCTTGGACTCTACGACAGGCTGCTTCGGCCTGACCGGAGGTTCCAAATCCTCCAGCGGACAATACGCTATCATTTATATAGTAATTAGAGATTAATTTCCGTCTTCTTCTTTCGCCTGGTTCGCTTGGGTTTAGAAGCACCCACATTCACCTCTTTCACTTCACCCCCGGTAGAATCACCGGAGATGGACATAATGTCCGACATATCATCATCATCCACGACACTCTCCTGAGCGCCTCCACCCATCGTCGTGTTCATGGGGGGTGGAGGAGGCATCATGATTCCACCCATCAAACTGGAGATGTCCACACCGGGACCCTGCATCTCATAGTTTCCAGTGCCACCCACGGGAGCATCCGTCGCGGGTTCACCAGGGTTTCGGGTCGTGTTCTGAACAGCCGCCATCATGTTCTTCACCAAGTCTGGGTTCTGCTTCATCACATCATTCATGTTGGGCATTACCGACTTGAACATGCTATTGGTAAGGTGGAACATCATCGCCGAACCACCAAGCATCATGATGAGCTTCACTTCAGGGGCGACGCTTACCTTCGAGCGATACTTAACGTACAACTCCTCAAAGACACCATCATAGTCATCCACATTCTCCATCACGGACTCGGACCAACCCTCAAGTTGAATCTCAAAGGGATTGTACCGCTTATTAAGGAACTCCAGGCCAGTCACACAGGCGACGAGCATGCGCCGAGAGAAACGAACCGACTGCTCAACATCGATGCTATAGGTGATGCGCTTCACCTCCGATCGAAGCTCATCGATGTTCGAGTACGCGTTGAGTCTCTTGTTCACAGCGAACCCCTTCTTCTCGAGACGACCAAGTTTATTGATGAGGTCTGCCTTCTCTTCATCAACAGATGTGTACCCCTTGGAGGGCTGTTCCTCCTCCTGGATACTCGGACCTGGACCCATGGGTTCATCATCATAAAACTCTTCACCGTAATCAACCTCTTCATCCTGGGTGGGCTGCTGAGGAGCTGATTGCTTGTTGGGATTCACAAACGCATCCATAGCCTCTTGGTGCTGCTGAGGTGGTGGTTGACGCATGGGTTGACTAGGGCGTGGCACGGGCTTGGGTCGGGGTGCCGAAATCTGAATCTCATCCATGAGCGCTTGTTCATCTGCGTCCAATTTCATCACAGTTGTGTTTCCACGATCGAGTACGATTTCCTCGTCCATCTACTCTCTATATGGAAACTAAAAAATTACCTTTAACGCACTTTAAAAAAATGTATACTTATAATAAATGTTCAATCTTAACAAGACGAACCGCAACGCACTCAAGTCGATCGGTGTCCTCTTTTTTATCATCGTGGCTCTCATGATGTTCCAAGACCGGAGTATGTACCAGCCCAGGCCAATCAAGGTGAAGACTTTGTCCACCGGCTCGATCTTTGATCTGGAGAACAAGGTTGAGTGTACCCCTGGTCGCAAGCAGGGAAGTGCGTACACCAAGTCGCTCACCCCAGGTGGTCTCTGTGGTGCCCAGAAACTCGTGTCCGACATGGCGTCATACGAGAGTGAGGATGGAATCGGTGGATCTTTAATCTACGC